GCGTTTGAATTAACATTATCAGTTCTGGCAAACAGCCTCATCTCTGCATTGCTGTAGTTGTTTGAGTCTGAATAGGTAGATCCAACTTGCGTTCCATTCTTAAATAGTCGCGTTTGGCCACTAGCCCGTGCGAGAGCAACATGAAACCAAGTGCCAGCGGTCACTGCTACGGAATCCAGAATCCTGGTTCCTGCGTTTGCATAAAATTCCAAGCGATTGCCGGTTGTTGTACCCAAAACATTTAACGAGCCACTAATTTGAACATGATTTTCCCCCTCTTTTATTGAGTTCCAATAAATCCAGTATTCAACAGTAAAATTATCTGTTCCAAAATTGAATCCAATGTTTGCCGGCACGGTAAGCCAGTCTCCACTTCCATCAAGCGAAAGCACTCCTCTGGAGCTGTTGCCAAACGGATCTGCAATTGCTGTAGAGATCTGAGCATTACCAACAGCGGTGACCGTCTTAGGCGTGGGGCTGTTATCGGTGATCGTGGTGGAACCGTTAGCTCCATCACCATGAAGCAATAACGACACCTGGCTGCGGAACGGATCCACGGGCACCTTGGTTTGCGGCGTAATGGTCCAACCAGAGCCCGTTGGTTTCTTAAGTACAAGCCTTGTCGATTCAGTTAGTGGGCTCATGGGATGGCTACTCCAAATGCGGTGATCAGTGCTGTGACGCGGGCGTCAAGGAGGGCTAGGTCCAAAGATTCCCCGATGCTGTAGAAAGCTAGGCGACCATTACCTAAACTTGAACTAAAGCTTGGCGATTTGAAGATTTGATAGTTAGACGTGTTAGAAGTATTTGAAGCAAGACTGCTGGTTGTAGCTGTACCAAAAATCCTAGAATTGGTGCCGGTAGCGGCAAACCTGCTAGCGGCCGCGAAACCAATTGTGCTGCTACTGCTAGTTAAAGGTGATATGTTCCTGCTATATGTTTGTACAGCACCACCACCACGAAATAAACCTGTTGAACTTGCATTGTCTGATCCAAATAAAATGTATGTGCCGTTTGCAAAAGAAGA